CCCAAATTTTCCCCCGGGGGAGTTTTTTGGTGAATGTTTCTGCTCCGGAGGCCCCTGGAAGTAGGTTGAAAGGAGGTCTGAAGTATGGTTGTCCGGCGCGTAAGCAGTTCGGACGCGGGCAAATCCTCTCGTGCTCCGGCAAGAACTCCTGACGAACGAGAGAATCAACTCGTCGAAGCAGCTACAGACCTCGCTGAACAACAACTTCGAGACGGTACTGCCTCGGCTCAGGTGATCACGCATTATTTGAAGCTCGGTTCCTCCCGCGAGCGGCTTGAACAAGAGCGTTTGCGCGGCGAGATCTACGTTTCGAAAGTGAAAGCCGAGCACATGGCTTCGGAGATGCGAACCGAAGAACTCATGATCAAAGCTTTGGACGCGATGCGGGGTTATCAGGGTCTTCCGGACCCACAAGAGAACGAAGAGTACGATGACTACGCGGAGTAGATGTTATTCCGAGCTGTCTCAATTCGAAACTTTCGAAGAACGCTTCGAATACCTTTCGTTGAGAGGCGAAGTCGGCTGTGAGACCTTCGGATCGAACCGTTGGATCAATCAGCGATTCTACACCTCTCGCGAATGGCGTCGTTTGCGCGACGTGGCAATCATCCGAGACAATTCGTGCGATCTCGGAGTGGACGGTTACGATATTCATGTCAAGTTGATCGTCCATCACATGAATCCTCTCACCGAAGAGGACATCATGCAGGGGACTCGATTCGCTCTTGATCCCGAGTTCTTGATTTGCACGACGCACGATACGCACAACGCAATTCACTACGGGGACGCGAGTCTTCTCGCAAAGCCATACGAGCCCCGTAGACCCGGCGACACGAAACTCTGGTGAGGAGAACTATGTCCGACGAGAACGCCACCGCCCAGCCGCAGGACGACGAGGTTTCGAACGAGAACCCGGTCGTCAGCGACCCGGCCGAGGACTACAAGGTCGACGGTCCGGTTCCGGAGCCCCACGACGACGTCGACGTCGCGCTCCAGGAGGGAAAGGACACCCAGGACGGGAAGGGCGACGAGGAGGTCCCGCCGGCGGACTTCCAGGGCTACGCCGACCCGTCCGCCGACAAGCAGGAGGACAACAGCTGATGGTCGCTGCCTACGACAAGGGCGTCAAGAACCTGATCCCGGGTCTGAACGCCACGGGTCACGTGACCCACACCCAGCACCGCAAGGACATGGTCACCTTCCACCACAACGGCGGTCGGCTGAGCCACGAAGGCGTGCTCAACGTCTGGAAGACGCGGCCGGCATCGGCCCACTTCGACGTCGACGCGGCGGGCAACGTCGCACAGTACGTCGAGATGAACGAGTACGCCTGGGCCTGCGGCAACACCGAGGGAAACCAGCGCTCGATCTCGATCGAGATGTGCAACGAAGCCACGAACGGCGACTGGCCCGTCTCCGAGGTCACCTGGCGCTCCGCGGCCCGACTCGCCGGCTGGATCTTCGCCAAGGTCATCGGCGTCCGCCCCTCGCAGGCCACTCTCGTGCCGCACCACCACTGGAAGTCCACGACCTGTGCCGGTCCGTACATGGACGCGCACCACGCCGCGTTCGTCACGGTCGCACAGCAGGCGTTCGACTTCTTCAAGGGCGGTGGTTCGGCGCCGAGTCCGACTCCGCAGCCGTCCGGCGGCAAGACGATCTCGCAGATCGCCGACGAGGTCATCGCCGGCAAGTGGGGCAACGGCGACTTCCGGAAGACGCGTCTGAAGAACGCCGGCTACGACCCCGCGGCGGTCCAGGCGGAAGTCAACCGGAAGCTCGGTGGTGGCGACAAGCCGCCGGCGCCCGCTCCGTCTCGCAAGTCGATCGATCAGATCGCCGGCGAGGTGCTGGCGGGTCAGTGGGGCAACGGTGACGACCGGAAGCGACGGCTCGCCGCGGCGGGCTACGACTACGACGCCGTCCAGCGCATCGTCAACCAGCGTGCCGGCGCCGGGGCTCCCGTGGCCCACCGGTCCACGCTCACCGAGATCGCCCGGCAGGTCATCGCCGGGCACTACGGCAACATGCCGGAGCGGAAGCGTCTGCTCGAAGGCCAGGGCTGGAACTACGCCTCGGTCCAGGCGGAGGTCAACCGACTCCTCCGCTAGTCCAGTCAAAATGGTAGCTCTCAAGGGAGGTGACCAGTGATCACCAGCATTCTCGACAGCGTGAAGAAGTCGCTGAATCTTGCGGACGACTACACACCCTTCGACGAAGAGATCATCATGCACATCAACTCGGTTTTCAGCACGCTGAACGAGTTGGGTCTGGGACCTGACGAAGGTTTCATGATTGAGGACAAGGAGCCGACCTGGGACGCCTTCCTTGGGAGCGACCCTCGGCTGAACTCGGTCAAGACGTACGTCTACTTGCGGGTCAAGCTTCTGTTCGATCCGCCAAACACTGGATTCACCACCGCCGCCATCGAGAGGCAGATCGAACAGCTCGAGTGGCGCCTGAATGTGCAGAGGGAGGATAAGGAATGGACCGATCCACTGGCTCCGGTAGTGGTTCTGATCGAGGACTGACTATCGACAACATCCTCGAACACTTCGGCGTCAAGGGGATGCACTGGGGAGTCCGAAAGAAGGGTACTTCTTCAGCCAAGAAGGTTGCCAAGGCTGACAAAAAGTTCGAGAGCGTCAACTCGAGGTACAGCAAGACCTTCGAGATCGCTGGCGCCGCTCGTCAGTCCTTCAAGAGCAGCGGCGACCTCAAGCGAATCAACGACAAGTACAGCGCCAAGCTGACGAATTCGCTTTCGGAGAATCGGAAGGTCAAGAAGGCCTACACTGCGGAAACGCAGAGGGTCTTCATGGACCACCTGAAGAAGGCTGCGGACAAGCAGGATCCGAATGCTTCCGGCACACGGAAGTACACGATCACAGTGCCTCCGAAGCGTCCCGATCGCTGGATCGTCACGACGACTGAAGTCAAGCACGTCGATGATATTGTCGAGTTCAAGCTGACCCTCGACAAGAACGGTCTGATCACCGACCTCGAACCGGTGGCGCCTCTTCAGCAAGACGGAACGACCGTCGAGGATGTTCTCGAACACTACGGTGTGAAGGGAATGCACTGGGGTCAGCGGAAGAAGAACAACCCGGCTTCCAGTGACTCCGCAGCGAAGACGACGACGAAGACGGCGGTGAAGAAGAAAGGTGTTCACACCGTCTCGAACGCCGATCTTCAGGCGGCCATTCGACGAATGCAGCTCGAGCAGGACTTCAAGCGCTTGTCCGTGAACGAGAAGCCGGCTATCCAGCGATGGGTTGCTTCTACGCTTCTCGAGATGGGCAAGCGTGAGGTTCAACAGCGCGTTGCCAAAAAGGTTGCCGGCGCCGCGATCAAGAAGGCTGCGACTGGAGGTGCGGCGTGAACACCACGGCGATGATCGCCTTCCTGCCTTCCAACGCTCCATGGTGCAAGCAGGATTTTCCGCACATGACGCTGGTGTACGCCGGCGACATCGAAGGTCGGGACAAGACCGAGTTCAACAACATGGGCAAGGACGCGATCACCGCGGCTCGTGTGATTCGGACTTTCAGTCTGACCGTCACGGAGATCAGGGAACTCGGCGATGCCGGCGAAGAAGTCGACGCGCTCATTTTCTACCCCATTCCTCAGCTGTTGGTGGCTCGGCAGATCGTGCAGGGCTGGAACAAGAGTGAGTTCACGGACTTCCTTCCGCACGTTTCGATCGGGCCGGCAGGATCCGCGTACGCGGACAACGTTCCGCAGACCGATTACGTCGACGAAAGTTACCGGGAGAAGCGGCGCAACACGCTGCCGGCTTCGGTCTACTTCGATCGTCTCGCTGTCTGCTGGGGCGACGACAAGATGATTTTCTCTCTCGGCGATTTCGACTACTAGGGGGTGAACGATGGCGTTGTCGAACACCGCAACTCCGTACTATTACGGTCAGTTTCGGGAAGCAGTCCTCCGGGGCGATATTCCTGTCAACCGTGAGATCTCGGCGGAGATGAATCGGATCGACGATCTCATCGCGAACCCGAACATCTACTACGACGACAAAGCGATCGACGGATTCATCGCATATTGTGAGGGCGAACTCACACTAACCGATGGTACCGATCTGCATTTGCTCCCTTCATTCAAGTTGTGGGCGGAGCAGATTTTCGGTTGGTGGTTTTTCGTTGAACGCTCTGTCTGGACACCAAACGAGAACGGACAAGGTGGGCACTACGTCACGAAGACAATCAAGAAGCGCTTGACGAACAAGCAATTCTTGATCGTGGCTCGTGGTGCCGCCAAATCCATGTACGCTCAGTGCATCCAGGCATATTTTCTGACGGTGGATACGTCGACCACACATCAGATCACAACGGCTCCGACGATGAAGCAGGCCGAAGAGGTGATGGCTCCGTTCCGGACCGCCATCACTCGAGCTAAAGGTCCGTTGTTCGCATTTTTGACCATGGGGTCGATGCAGAACACCACCGGCAATCGTTTCTTGCGACAAAAACTGGCAGCGACAAAGAAGGGGATCGAGAACTTTCTTACGGGAAGTCTTCTCGAAATCCGTCCGATGTCGATCGCCAAACTGCAAGGCTTGCGGCCGAAGATCTCCACCATCGACGAGTGGCTGTCGGGCGATCTTCGCGAGGATGTCGTCGGTGCTATCGAGCAAGGTGCTTCTAAGCTTGATGACTGGTTGATTGTCGCTATCAGTTCCGAAGGGACCGTTCGAAACGGTTCTGGCGACACGATCAAGATGGAACTGCAGGAGATTCTCAAAGGCGACTACCTGGCGCCTCACGTTTCGATCTGGCATTACAAATTGGACGAGCTCGAAGAAGTGGCCGATCCCGAAATGTGGGTCAAGGCTCAACCGAACATCGGTCGAACCGTCACTTACGAGACGTATCAATTGGATGTCGAGCGGGCCGAAAAGGCTCCGGCCGCACGGAACGATATTCTGGCGAAGCGATTCGGAATCCCCATGGAGGGATACACTTATTTCTTCACCTATGAAGAGACTATCCCGCACAACCACACGACTTTCTGGGAGATGCCTTGCGCATTGGGCGCAGACCTTTCTCAGGGTGACGACTTCTGCGCGTTTACTTTCCTGTTTCCTCTTTCGCGAGGTAGGTATGGGATCAAGACTCGCAGTTACATCACCGAATTGACTCTTATGAAGCTCCCCGGAGCTTTGCGGTACAAGTACGAAGAATTCAGGCGTGAAAACAGCCTGCACATCATGGCGGGAACCGTTCTTGACATGATGGAGGTCTACGAAGATCTTGACCGGCACATCGAAGAGATGCGTTACGACGTCAGGGCTTTCGGCTACGACCCTTACAACTCGAAAGAATTCGTCGAGCGCTGGCAGCAGGACAACGGCCCGTTCGGTATTGAGAAAGTTCCTCAGGGAGCTAGAACTGAATCAGTTCCTCTCGGGGAATTGAAGAAACTTGCGGAAGAACGTCTTCTCATATTTGATGAAGGTCTGATGACCTTCACGATGGGGAACGCAATCACCCTTGAAGACACCAACGGTAACCGCAAACTGCTGAAGAAGCGAACCGAAGAGAAAATCGACAACGTCGCAGCCCTGATGGACAGCTACGTGGCCTACAAAGCGAACAAGGAGGCATTCGAGTGACGAGAGGAGGTAGCGGATGAGCTTCATCGAGCGAGCCAAGAAGGCGATCTCTCACGGCTGGAATGCGTTCGTCAATCTTGACGGACCGAACCCCTTTCAGGCTGTTGGCACATCGTACGGCAATCGTCCCGATCGGACTTTCTTCAGGACGTCCAACGACCGCACGATCGTGCAGTCGATCTACAACCGAATCGCGATTGACGTGGCGGATCTGGAGATCAAACACGTCAAACTCGACGACGAAGGGCGATATTCGGAGGACGTCAAGAGCGGACTGAACAACTGCCTCACTGTTGAAGCCAACATCGATCAAGCCGCTCGTCATTTTCGCCAGGACATGGTCCAGACCTTGTTCGACGAGGGCGTGATCGCGGTTGTCCCGGTCGATACGACGATGAATCCGAATCAGACCGGCGGCTACGACATTTTGACGATGCGAACGGGCCGAATCGTCAAGTGGCAGCCCCAACATGTCGCCGTTCATCTCTACAACGACAAGATCGCAAGGCGAGAAGACGTCGTTGTCGGAAAAGGCTTCACGGCGATCATCGAAAACCCTCTCTACGCTGTGATGAACGAGCCGAGTTCGACGCTCCAGCGTCTTATTCGGAAACTCAGTCTTCTGGACACCGTCGACGAACAGTCGAGCTCCGGAAAGCTGGACATGATCATCCAGCTGCCGTACGTCATCAAGTCGGAGAGCCGGCGCGCTCAAGCCGAGCAACGGCGGAAGGACATCGAGTTCCAGCTGAAGGGTAGCCAGTACGGTATCGCCTACACCGATGGCACCGAGAAGATCACGCAGCTGAATCGCCCGTCCGAGAACAACCTTTTGAAGCAGGTCGAATATTTGACCGAGCTTTTGTACAGCCAATTGGGTATCACCGCGGATGTCATGAACGGAACTGCGGATTACCAGGTCATGCAGAATTACTACAACCGCACGATCAAGCCCATCGCTCAGGCCATCGTCGAAGCAATGCGGCGATCGTTCCTCACGAAGACGGCTCGCAGCCAGGGGCACAGCATCGAGTTCTTCCGTCAGCCATTCGCCAATGTTCCGGTCGATCAACTGGCCGAATTGGCGGACAAACTGACTCGAAACGAAATTGCTTCGGCAAACGAAATTCGACAGATCATCGGTTGGGCTCCGTCGAAAGACAAGAACGCCGACAAGCTCCGCAACAGCAACATGCCCGACGACAAACTCGCGAGTCCGAGTCAACCGATTCGCGTTCCGTCGACTCGGGTCGATCCACCACAAATCGAGCCGTGAGCGTGAACTCGCTCTGATCATGAAAGGAGACGACCCGTGACGAAGACCGTGATCGAGCACGATTTCGGTGGTTACGCAACCAAGGTCGGTCTCAAGTGCTCGGACGGGCGAACGATCACGTCCGACGCATTCAAGCACATGGACGGGAAGGAAATCCCTCTCGTCTGGCAGCACGTGCACGACACCCCCGACAACATCCTCGGCTTCGCGAGGCTCGAACACCGCGAGAACGACGGAACCTACGCGTACTGCTTCTTCAACGAAACCCCATCGGCGAAGAACGCCAAGACGCTGGTCGAGCACGGCGACATCAAGGCCCTGTCGATCTACGCCAACCAGCTCAGGGAGAACAGCAAGAAGGAAGTT